AAACCAGGCGGACCTGGCGGCGGACTCGGCGGCGGACCAGGCGGACCTGGCGGCGGACTCGGCGGCGTCGAGTTCTTCCCTGCTGGCCTCGGCGGCGGCGAAGCGTCGGGCCACTGCGATAGCCTCCCGCGGTCGGCTGTCGTGAGGGCAGAGGGCCTCGAAAATCGGCAGCACATGCTCCGCGTAGTCGCAGGCCAGCACGCGGGCGAAACGGTCTCGCTCCTGTTCTTGTTCCGCCGGTACGGCCCGCAACGCCCAGAGCGCGTCATCCAGGCCGTTCAGGTCCAGGATTTGCAGGAGCGTGATGGGGCGGTCGTGGCTGTAGTGTGGCCCCAGGGCCGAGCGCAGGTGGGGGTACCGATTAGTGCACGCGTCGTGCTGCCGGAGCAGCCGGAGCGTGGTGGTTAGGGTCGTCATGTTGTAGCTCACTTTTCTTCTCCTTTAACGCCCGGCCTCACGACCGGGTTCCCGTGAAAACCGTATAGTTTTTAATCCAGCACCTTGAGTCTCTGCACCCGGACCTTCGCGTCCATCGTAGGTAGGCCGGCAAACAGAATATCCGCGCTGGCCACTTCCACCCGCAGGCAAATCAGATCGTGGCCAGGGGCGCACAGTCCCACCCATTCCGGCCGGTATCCGGGACGCAGCACATGCAGCCCCGCCGCGCACTGCTGATCGCTCACTACGGCCTCCGCCTCGACGACGGCTTCCTGCGCGTACGTCAGCACCGTACCCCCATCGAAATTGGGGGACTTCCGGGCAGGAGTCACCCATTTCCAAAAGATGTGGGTTTCTGAACCAGAGAGGTACGCTTGGCGGAAACATTCGTTCAATGCCTCGCTAGTCACGCCGTCTCCCAGGCGCACGCCGTTCCCCAGGCTCACGTTGTTCCCCAGGCGCACGCCGTCCCCCAGGCTCACGTTGTTCCCCAGGCTCACGTTGTTCCCCAGGCTCACGCCGTCCCCCAGGCTCACGCCGTCTCCCAGGCTCACGTAGTTCCCCAGGCTCACGTTGTTCCCCAGGCTCACGCCGTCCCCCATGCTCACGTTGTTCCCCAGGCTCACGTTGTTCCCCAGGCTCACGCCGTCCCCCAGGCGCACGCCGTCCCCCAGGCTCACGTTGTTCCCCAGGCTCACGCCGTTCCCCAGGCTCACGTTGTTCTCCAGGCTCACGCCGTTCCCCAGGCTCACGTTGTTCCCCAGGCGCACGCCGTCCCCCAGGCTCACGCCGTCCCCCAGGCTCACGCGCTGGCCGCCGGGGCTAGTGTGCCAGCCGTGCGTTATTGGCCAGCTACGGATTTCTGTAGTTGTAGTTGTAACCATCGTCCCCTCTCATTCCAACGCCCGGCCTCACGACCGGACTGACTACTCGGCCTAAGCGGTACACGTGCCCGCAGCTACATGTCCTGAAAATGTAGCGACGCGAACGTTGCCACGGGCTCCACCGACCCACAGAAACAGGCGTGCAATTATGGGGCGGGAGGCTAGGTGCAGGTGGGTCCACAAGTGCTCCCTTTGGCAACAGCGTAGGCTGCGCCGCCAGCTTGTTCCGCACCTGCACGATATTTATGGTGTACGGGCCGGATTCCATGTCCGCCACGATCTGGTCTTTGCCCATAGCTTCAAAGTAATCGCGGTCAGATGGCTCCCCATCCTCCCACCAGTACCCCGTTTTTTGTTGGGGAGTGAGGTAAACGGTGATAACTCTATTCGTAGCGTCCCACCAACATCGTGTGGACTTCATCTCCCCTTCTCCTTCCAACGCCCGGCCTCGCGACCGGACTGGCTTTGGTTATTCCGCTCCGGCCCCGATGTCATTGGCGTCCTCAAACCCGCGGAAGAGGCCGCTGCGAAAGCCCTTCACGAAATCCTTTTCACAGTCCGGGTCGTCCATCAGGACGCAGTTCTGAGATTTGCGGTAGGAATCAACGACGTTGTCTGCGTTGGCCGTGAATTGCTCATACGTTGCCCAAGGATTTCCTTGGGCGTCAGCTATCCCTGCCTCGAATCCGAGAAGCCAGGGGTTCTCGTAATCGCTGATGTTGAGGGGCTGGCCGGCCTTGAAGATAAACATCTCTAGTCCTTTCTCCTCCTCCCAACGTCCGGCCTCACAGCCGGGCTTGCTTCGTTCCGCAGGCCTTCCAGTTGCCTACCCCTCCACAAAGCGCTGCAATTGCGCTACGCGATCCCATTCCCAATGGCCTATGGCCCCGTTGTGGAATTTGTACCCCGGCGGGACAACCACCCGGTCGCTATATCCGCCTGCCCGGGCGCAGTCCCTCTGGTCGCTGGCAATGCACTTGTCGGCTGCTGCGATGGTTTGATGAGAGTGGCCGCACGAACCGCGGACACTCCCTACGCATTTATACCCTGCTCCCGCTGCCATTGTCCCTCTCCTTTCTAACGCCCGGCCTCGCGACCGGACTGGCTTATGGAGTGCCCGGCAGCATATCGAGAAATATTTGCTGGCGCTCCTCAGGCGTCAGGGTTTCCATTGCGGCGCGGGCGACCATAATGAATTCCTGCCGCTCATTTTGTGCCAACTCGGAGAGCTTCGGGCCGTGACCGGCCAAGTACTCCTCAATCGCGGGCCAGAGCCGTGGCGCCCAATCGCGTGCATCGATGATCGTTTCTAAAAGAGCGACTTGTCCCTCCTCATCGACCACGAAGAGGTTGTGCGTGCTGGACTGGTTTTTGCGGCTCCCCGATATGGAGCAGTCCAAGTATAGCGATGGGCTGATCCATTGGAGTCGATCTTCGTTGAGGAACTCCCCCCGTAGGGAATACCCGTCCGTGTTGAGCTTGTTCAGCCCAGTCACGGTCTTGATCCAGCCGCCGTTGTAGCGGCTGTAGCGTGTGCCAGCGGCCTGTTTAGCCAGCGCGTTCGGATTCAGCAACATCTGCCCCTTTTGGTTCCGGTCCATTTTCCCTCTCCTTCGTCCAACGTCCGGCCTCACGACCGGACTGGCTTCGCGCGTGCTTAGGCCCGAACCTCGAAGTACTCCTTACACAACGGGCAGTACCCCGTAAGGTCCGCCGCATCGTTCCATCGCAATTCGATCTGCTCGCTGCCGCACAACGGGCAGCTACCCAGTGCGTTCAGTGCGTTCAGTGCGTCCAGATACTCCTGGCTGATTCTGCTCGTAATCATGTCCTTCTCCTTCTAACGCCCGGCCTCTCGACCGGACTGGCTTCGTTGAGCTAGATGCTCTCTAGTGGTTCTCTCTGCACTGGTAGGTTGCAAACTAGGAAGATAGCGTCTGCCGGACCGTCCTCCCAGGCGAGAGCATTGCCGGAGGAATCCCAGCACACAGGAATTTCCCTGTGTGCTTTGGGAAATTGGCAGTAGGTCTCTGTTGGGCTCTCGATCATGTTCATTTCCCCATCTCCTTCTCCAACGCCCGGCCTCACGACCGGACTGGCTACTCCGCTAACGCCTGCCCCTGAAGAGGCAGGATGTCAGGGGACTAGCGCCCACTCACGTAGGCGGGTTGCCTTCGCCTCGCGGCGCAGCCTCAAACAGTTCCAACCGTTCCAACCGTTCCAACGTTAGAACTTGTCCGGGTTGTAAATATTGGGCTCTTGAATCTTGCGCGCTCAGGTGAGCGCGTAAAACTGAGGCCCGGTAGCTGAAACTGAGGAGAGTATCAAACTCCTCCTCGGTTTCGGGCATTTCTACGGGGGAACAGTAGTCCCTCGCTTCCTGGTAGGTGGGGAAGCTTCTCTCCCACCCTTCACCAGGGGGACAACCCCGCCTCCAAAGCATCCAACCAGTTTTAGACCGACGTAGCCAGATGTTATGGTGAGTATGTTGACTGCATCTGACTGGTACTGCCTCAACAAAGAGATCAGCTTCGCAACATACAGTGCTGATTTTCATCTCCGTTTCTCCTTCTAACGCTCGGCCTCGGACTGGTTGGGTTTTGCCAGGGTCAGGCACGATCAATACCACGTGCCATCCTGGTTCTGGTGAGTGAAGATGGTTTTCCCATCCCACGGGCAATCGGGGCAAAGCGCGGCATGGAGCGCGAGTAGTGCCGGCATGTGCGCAGCAATGCCCTCGTCCCGTAGGCGGTTGCCCTCGGACCGTAGGCGGTTGCCCTCGGTCCACAGCCGGGTGCCCTCGGCCCACAGGCGGTCACCCTCGATCCACAGGCGGTTGTCCTCAGCCCGTAGGCGGTCGCCCTCGATCCACAGGCGGTCGCCCTCGGCACGTAGGCGTCTGCCCTCGGCCCACAGGCGGCTGCCCTCGTCCCGTAGGCGGTTGCCCTCGGTCCACAGGCGTCTGCCCTCGTCCCGTGTCTCCCCCAGCGCGGCGGGGAGGCGCTCAGGCGGGATGAGTTGAAACAGCCTCAGGCGGAGCGGGATTTCCGATGCGGGCTTATTGGCGCGGATATATTCCACGCGCTTCTCGAAGCTGGTTACGATCTCGAGGAGTACATCGTGATGGCAGTGCACCCCTAGCTCGTCCATTCCCGTTCTCCTTTCAACGCCCGGCCTCGCGACCGGGCTGGCTTTAGTCCCTCTCGCTTGGGGCTGACCCAGGCGGCAGGGGCTAGATGCACCCGCAGCCGTACCGTCGGTCCTCGGCGGTACATCTGCACGGCGAGCCGTCAGGTGCTCTATGCCAGGACTCAGCGTGGGGGTGCGCTGTCCGATAAGCCTGGTGTTCTGGCCCAGGCTTGTCCTGGATATGGTTGGCGAGCAGACTATACCACTTGCCACAAACCGGGCAGTATCCCTGTCCCGTTCTCATCGTCCCTTCTTCTCCCTTTCCACTACTCCCCGGCCCGGCCAGGGGACCTGTTCTCCGCTCGAATCTGCCCGTACGTGGGCAGGTGCCAGCGGAGAGGCTGGCTATTCAGTTGTCAGGTTGTCATTGAGATTACATGGCTCTCCCTCTCCAACGCCCGGCCTCGCGACCGGACTGGCTACTCCGCGCCCGACCTTGGCGTTAGACGCCTACGGTAGTCCTCCGCGTGCACCGATCCGCGACGCGGCGGAGGTCTGCGCGGGAATTGATGCCATAGAATTCTGCCGCTTGCTTGTCGCCGTGCAGGATTCGGATGGCGCACTTCACGGCGGCATCGTCTGACCTGTGGGCATGGCCGCATTCGCCGTATGGCCACGTATCAGAATAATAGTATGTGGTGACTCCGTGCCGGTCTTTCATCATTCCTCTCCTTCTCCAACGCCCGGCCTCACGGTCGGACTGGCTTGCTGTTACCGTGTAATAGCTGCCGGGCTGTGGGCTTGGTTAGCGCTTGGCGCCGCCTAGCCGCGAGGCAGTACGGTAACTCCGGGTTGGTTTGTTTGCGATGGTGCGCAAGCCACGCAAACCGGGCATGTGGGGCGCTTCCCGCTGAGACTGATTGGTCGGGTCAGTCTACTGCCACACACCCTGCAGTACTCATACGTGCGCCCGATTTTCAGTGTCATCGTATACTCCTTCAACGTCCGGCCTCGCGACCGGGCTTGCTAACTAAACTGCTTTCGGGCTCGCTCTTCGCCACAGGCATATCAATTACGGCATCGGCGGCCCGACTGGCCTCGATCTGCTCAGTGCGTGCTGTGGCGATTGATTCCAACTCTGCGCGGCACTCATCATCCGCGTACCGAGCTAGCTTGGAGGCGATGGCGGGCTTGTCGGTCCATCACCGCCGCTGGGCGGGGTCCCACCGGAGGCCCGCGTCTTTGGGGATACCGCGCTCGTCGAATGATGAGAGGGCTATGTAGTTGCTGCCCTCGCGTATGAGCCTCATCGTTCCGTTTCTCTCTTCTCCCTTTAACTACTCCCCGACCCGGCCAGGGGACCCGCCGGGCTTGTCACCGGCCTTGCGCATTACAGGCCCCGAAGGGCCTTGACTCTGCCTAGGATAAGAGTAACCGGCCGCTGGTTAGAGTGCCCGGCCGTGAGAACGACACCCGGCTACCGGCCTGACGTCCAGCGGTCAGTCCCTCGTTGGATGTGGCACGCCCGGCACTACCACGCGCCAGGTGCGGGAATACGCCTTTGACGGCTCTGTCTACGAGGTCCTTTTGGTAGAGTACCAGTGCCCGACCTTCCCCTTGAGCGAACGCCTCAAGGGGCTTGGCTAGGCGGTCGCGCAGAGTGGACACGGCGCCGATAAAGTAGCTGGTCTTCCACGTTGTGCCATGCGTCCGGCCGCCGCTGGCCCGGTAGGTTTTGAAGTCCTTGAGAGCCATGCCTTCGAGTTGTTCGCCAATCCACAGGTACATAGAAAGGACTACCCGCACGTTGGTCCTGGTCCCGAACAGGTGAATCTTGCTGTCGGCCGGAGACCGTATTACCCGGCATAGATTCGCTTTGGCGATAACGTGCGCTAAGGTTGGGCGCCAGTTATGATCGTATCCAAGATCAAGCATCCCGGCCTTTTCAGTCTCGCCCTTACCGTTGCCGGTATCCAAGCTGGCCCTGTCCAGGTTGTGCTTGAGTAAAAGCGCCTGTGCGCGCTCCAATGCAAGGGCGGCCTCGTTGGGGTTGCTGTTCGGATGCTCTGCCATCCGCAGCAGAGCGGTAATTTTCTCTAGTAGTGCATCGGAGACGGTAGCCGTGGTAGTCATAGCGCTTTCCACCCTTCCATTAGGCTCTCGGTGCGATCGGCACTGGGCTTTGTGTTGTAGAATCCGGCAACTGTGAATCCCTGTGCTTCTGCTGTACCTTGTGCTGCCTGCGGCCGTGGTTGCGGGGTGCTCTCGCCATTGGCGGGTTGGACCTGGTGCCGACAGAACACGAAGCTCATGCCCTTCACCCGCTTGGTTTCTTCGGTATCCGCGTCCTGGACCTCCTTGATTAAGGGAAGGCGAATCGCCTTCTCTCCTCGCTGTACCTGGAATCCCATCGCTTGCCAGCGGCCGTAGGTGAACACATCCTGGTACGGTTGGCAGCCACAGGTTAGCGTACTGACTACTTTGGAGGCGTTCGCTTCGGAGTAGCGGCTGAACACTTGGGCCTGGGTAGGTGTGAGCTTCCGTGCTATACTGGGCTTGGACATGATAGCTTGCTCCTTTCGTGTCCATCGCCCGGCAGTCTCAAGCTGCCGGGTACACTTTTCTTTATCTCTGTAGGTATGCCGTGCAGTGAGCATCCCCAATCGCCCGAAGCGCTTTTTCGTAGGTGGTATGTCGGGCACTAACGATGGCTTCCGGCGTGCCTATCCCGTTCAGGAAAAGCACATTGCATGCCCGCCTAAATTCTTTGGCTTCCAGGCTCTGATTGATGTAGCTGTCTTCCGGTATTCCCCACGCTGGCTTGCCCATGATCCGTCCCTCCGTTTTAATCCCTTGCGCTTGAGGCCCTAGTGTGACTGCTATCGTTTCTTGGGTGAGCGGCTTAGCCAAGTCATCAGATAGCAACCTCGGACCTGGTTCACTCACTCGCAACGTGTTCAACTAGATACCCCAAGCGGCAGGGATTAACCCGCCTTCAATTCCCTCTCCCCGTCTCAAGTCGGCATTCCACCCGCTCTTGAATCCTGAATTCGCTACCTCAGTTTCCTGAGTCATTCGCCGGCTTGTCTGTTCTAGCTCACCGGTTGCTGTCTAATGAGAGGCCCTTGCTTCGCTGCCGGACTTCGCTTCCCCGGCCCTGCAACCCCTCGTCTCGTTTCTCTCTCGCCTCCCCCTCTCTCAATCTCTACTGTACCTATCATATCATGGCAGGGCAGGGATGTCTATAACAATTTGGCAAAAGTTATAACAGTTTTGGGCCAATTTTCTTGCCCAACTTGACAACCGCCACAACCCCGCTATCATGAGAGCATGAGCCAGCCACCCTGGGCCGCCGATCTACACCGCCAACTCTCCGCTATCATCGCACGGAAACCCGCCGACGCCACCGGCCTGGTCGTTGTCCTCGAGGCGCGCGGCGACCAGGCCCTTAAACCCAAATGTACAATCTATTACCGCGATGATGTCGGCTATGCCGACGAAAACCCCCCCCTAATGAACCCCAAGGCGACGAGATATGGACTATAATTTCCGTAACCATACAGCTAAGAAACACTTCCTGCGTGCCTACGCCAAAACCGGCATCATTACCCAAGCCTGCAACGAAACGGATACCGCCCGCCAAGTGATCTACGATTGGCTCAGAGCTGATCCCCAGTTCGCGAAGGATATGAAGGTGGCCTTCGAGATTTCCACCGAATGCCTTGAGGGCGAAGGCATCCGCAGAGCATACGCAGGCTCGGATCGGCTCTTGGAGAAGTTTTTGGATGCACGCAAGCCGTCCCTCTATGCGCCTCACAGAGTAGTTGAGCACCGCGGTATAGCGGTGCCCGGCCCGGGCCCGGACCTGCGAACCCTCACGCTGGATGAGCTGCGCACAATGGAGGCGCTGTTGCTCAAGGCTGGTGCCGTGGAGGTGGAGTGCCGGATGCTGGATGATGACCCGGAGTGACGGTATCCGTACGGTTAGCATGGTTGCAGCTACGAGCATCGCAGTACAAGGGGGCATGGGCAGCGAGCCTGCGATGACTACGAGTGGACAGGTTGACATAAGATGCAATAGTGCGAACAGGCGCCGGCAGCGCCTTCATTATTACGCACCAGGCCAGCAACGCCTACCCATACCCCGGTTCCCCTACTAGGGGGGAGTAAGGACGTGTTCTCTGCCCCAATACAGCACAAAAAAACTTTCAAGCTTTACTCAGTTATTGGAGAGAGAAACTAAGTGATATGATGACCAGGATGACCTGGGGTTGGGGAAACGGTAGGGCGTCGGGGTTGATAGGGGTGTTTTGGTGGTGTAAGTTAGTGTACAAGATTCAAAGCTAATATGTACACGGAACTGCGCACTAATAACATAAGGGGGTTATAGGGGGATTTTTGAAACAGCGGCGGGTGGACGGAGGAGCAGGAGATGAGGTTTGTTGAGTGGCAAATCCGACAACATACCGACATCCCGGAGGAGGGCGTACAACGTGTGTTGCGGGACATCAGGGACATGGTCGCGGGCAAGGCCGTCAACGGTGCGTTGCCGTATAAGAAGGTCCGCGGCTGGCCTTGACGCCAGGATGGGTCCCTTTGGTGGTTGACTACCTGGCGTTGGAAGCCCTGACGCCTGGACTGAAGAATACCTTTTGGGCGATATGCTCTTTCTCTTACGGGAACAATACCGGGTGCTTCCCAAGCCAGGAGGCGATAGGGCTTCGGGCCGGGAGTAGTCAGCGAACCGTAGGGATTCATGTACGCCGACTTGCCTCGCTGGGGGTTCTTCTGGTTATCCGAAAAGGTCGGCGCGACTATTATGTACTCCCGCACAAGGTCAAGGGCGAGAAGTGGGCCGCGTCTATCGCTAGGCAGGTCGCCAGCCTCCCGCCAACTGTCCACGAGCACAAAACCCTCAAACAGTTTCTAGCCGAAGAGCGGTCCAAACCGCGGTTCACCGCCAGGGAGCTGCGCAAGGTCAAGGCTGATATTAAGCGATGTATTTGATGCGACGGTGATGATGGCAGTGACGTTTGGCTGAGGTATCTGGGGGTTGGGGTTCTTTGTTGGGAGAGATTGGGTCTCTGCGTCTGCGCTTTGTGGAGGTTTATGTTGAGGTGCCACAACATGTGGCGCTGAGGATCAGGTTGCTGCCCTTTTTATGGGGAGAGTTAATGGCTTGTGGGATAGCGACAGGGTCGGTCCCCCTGGTCCAGTCTCCATACGCGTTTCACGGGGATGATGCTGAGGCCATACGGATATATGGCATGAGGGTTACGGCTTCGACAGAGGGTCCTGATATAATCGTCCAGGGTGAGCATGGGCGTATGGGGGTGACGTTTGGATGACATATTCGTACATGAAGGGCAACACGATGTCTAACCGACACTTACGGGCCATCTGTATATCCAGCGAGGCTCTATGCGTTATGCTGGCGGGAATCCGACACCCCTCAGTTCTTGTTGTCCCACAAGATGCCCGTCTTGTAGGGCTTGAGACAACTGGCTTCAACTTCCTTGTGGTCTATTTGGAGCATGAGTCCTTCCCGGCCTATGCGCCTGGCATACAACCGCTATCCAATGCGATAGTATTGCCGGAACACGTTGCAGGGGAGTCATGGGAGAGGGACCTCATCATCGCGCGGCTTCAAGCCTGTCTAAGCGACCTCGCTTGACAGTGATCTGTAGGGTTGCTACACATGGCGTCCTTTTACTTCATCACTGATCTAGAACGAAAACAGTGCCCGCGCGCTGACCTGATTGAAGCCTTTTGTTCTAAGTATGGATGGAACAGAGGTGACATAGCCGTCATAACCGTGGAGAAGGAGTGTGACTATTGTTACTGGTATCTGACCCGACTAGTTATGAACCCTGAAAGGAGCAGAGAAATGACCTTCAGCCTTTTCTTGCGAGAGAATGGAAGTTCTCCTGGCAACATTGGCGGAAGGAGTACTGACTTAAGCCTAATACACGCCAGTTTGTATGAACTCGTTCAGGCGTTCTACCCAATAAACGCCGTTCCCGAGGAGGTGTGCGACAGATTGGAAGAACTGGAGGGGTCCTTGCGAGGGTCTGAGAACCATTTGGCCTACTTCCTTGACTTTATGAAGGACAAGGAGGCATAGTGCCCCTGTCGGTCCAGGACAAGCCCTCACTGGAGGCTGTGCAGACGCTCATTGCGGAGAAGTCTCTGCGGGATTACGTCACTCAGGCGTGGCACGTAGTTGAACCTGGGCGCCCGTTTGTGCCGGGCTATCATATTGACGCTATCTGCGAGCACCTTGAGGCCGTCACCGTCGGGCAGATACGCCGGCTTCTGATCAATATCCCCCCCAGGTATGGCAAATCTCTTCTGGTCTCCGTGTTCTGGCCAACCTGGGCTTGGGCCACGGATCCTGAGATCAGGTGGCTCTTTGCGTCTTATGCCATGCCTCTGGCCATTCGGGACAGCCTCAAGTGTCGGCGGGTTATCGGGAGTCCTTGGTATCAGGACAGGTGGGGGCACGTCTACCAGCTCACCGGGGATCAGAACCTCAAGAGCGTCTACGAGAACGACAAGACCGGCTATCGCCTCTGTACATCAGTTGAGGCAGGGGTTACAGGGCAGGGGGGGGATTTTCTATGCGTAGACGACGCCCACGACACCAATCAGGGGGAGTCCGAGCCCATTCGCAAGGCCACCATAGACTGGTGGGACGGCACCATGACCACCCGGTTCAACGATCTGGAAACCGGCCGGGCCGTCATCATCGGGCAGAGAGTCCACGAACAGGACCTTAGCGGACATCTGCTGGCCCAGGGCGGATGGGTACACCTCATGTTGCCGGGAGAGTATGAGCCCAAGCGACAATGCGTCGTGCTGGAGACCGGTTGGAAGGACTGGCGCACCTATGAGGGGGAGTTGCTATGGCCTGCCAAGGTGGGGCCTGCTGCCACCAAGAGCCTGCGGGCTGCGCTTGGGGAGTACCGCTACGCGGGGCAGATTCAACAGCGCCCGTCTCCTGCTGAGGGAGGAAAGATCAAACGGGCCTGGTGGCGCTTCTATAAGGAACGCCCCGCCCTGAACACCTTTGATGAAATTGTACAATCTTGGGACATGGCCTTCAAGAAGACTACGGACTCCGACTATGTGGTTGGGCAGGTCTGGGGGAGAATCGGCGCTAACAAGTATCTCCTGGACCAGGACCGCGCTAGGCGGGACTTTCCCGAGACGGTCAAGGCCGTAATGGCTATGTCGGTTGCCTGGCCCACAGCCTACGCTAAGTTCGTCGAGGACAAGGCTAACGGGCCGGCGGTCATCGACACCCTGCGCCAGAAGATCGAAGGGCTTATTGCGGTCAACCCTAAAGGAGGCAAGGAGGCCAGGGTCGCCGCCGTCTCCCCTCAGATCGAGGCCGGTAACGTTTGGCTTCCCGCCCCGGCCACCGCCCCATGGGTGGATGGGTTCATTGAGGAATGCGCTTCATTCCCGAATGGGGCACATGCCGATCAATGCGATGCCATGTCACAGGCTCTTTTGCGCCTGGCTGCTGTATTGGAGATTTATGACATTGATGTTAGACTTGAGTAAGGACGACGTGGATGCCATTCGGGGCGAACCGGGGAAGACCCTGACCGCAGAAGACTTGCGAAGGGTTTTTAAGCAACTTCGCTCGTTTGAGCTACGGTTGCAGGACGTTCGAGAGATGCATGAGTGGATGGAGCAGATGAGGATTAGGCTCCAACTGGAGGCCGATATTGAAATTTGAAGAGGATGTGCGCCGGACACAGCCAAAGCACCCATGGCCCCCCCACGAGGGGGAAGCTGACGGGAGAGACATGGATGCTCTTCTTGAGGAAGTCATCGCAAAGGCCCGTTATCATGGCAAGGGCCGCGCCCGTGTTATGCGGCGCCTGTTAGCCATGATCGTCCGCTCTGACGAGGAAAGGTCATGGCAAGAGCAGAAGATGGGAAGTTTGGGGACGCCGGGCGAGTAGGCAGAGGTAGACAGGATGCTGTCCTCGTAGTATAGTAGCTAACAAAGGCAGGGGCCTGACAACCGAATAAACGCTTGCCCCGTTCGTGTTCGTGAGGGGTTATCATGTATGATAACCCCTTTTCTCTTTTGCGAGGTTTGAAGAAGGATGGCTAAAAAGGAAGCGTCGCTACCGGCGCCGCCCGGCCTACGGCATATCCAGCGACTACGTGACGAGGCGATCTCGCAATCCGACTCGCAGCGAAAGCGCTGGGAGAAAATCGCCCAGGTCAGAATAGGCGATCACCCCATCAACATCCCGGACGGCTTCAAGAACACCACCAAAGAGGTCCGCGTCCGCATCGTGGCCGATACTGTGCGCCGTCTCGTGTCCTCGCTGACCATCAATATGCCCACCATCGCGGTCACACCTTCGGGCCCAGGGCGGGCGGCGCAGGAGAACGCTACCCTGCGGGAAAAGTGGTCTACGGCGCTTTTGGAAGATATGGACTCTGCTCGACTCCCCTTCCGGCCCTTCCGCGGCGGGATGGACCATGCTGTAACCTTCGGGATGGGCATCTGGAAAATGGTTTATACCCCGCATACCTGGCACGACTACCCCACCTCCAAGACCATGTTCGGCAAGCGCATTGGGCGATTGGACGAGAAGGAGTCGACCAGCCTGTCGGAATCCAGAGAGCTTTACAAACAGGGCCGTATCCCACTGGCATGGCAGGCGGTGGACCCCCGGACCTGGTGGGGCTTTATGACCGAGGGCGGACTGAGAGAGTGCGTCGAAGTCACTACCCGTACAGTTACTAGTATCGAGAGTGACTTTGGGCTGACCTATCACGAAGGCACCAGGACATTCCTGCCGTCTCAGGTTTCCGCTCCTTATGTGGAGGGCCACCGCCCTGGCTCTTCCTCTGAGGAAGAAAAGCAGTTCGTTGAACACTGGAACCCGTACCATGTCTCCTATATGGCGGACGACACCATCCTCAAACAGTTCGGGCACGCCTACCACAGAACCCCATACTTCCCATTCTTCGGCCTCTCCAACTCTACGGAAATGCTATGGAAACAGGCGGAGAGCGTGGTGGAGCAGATGGTGGATAAGGAAATGGAACTGGACGAGCTCCTGACCATGAAGCACAACTGGGCTCACTTGGCAGCCTACCCCATGGGAACCATCGAGGGCCCACAGGGAACACCGGGTCTTACAGTCAGGCCGGGGCCGGATGGAAAGGCCCAAAACCAACTTATGCCGGAGATCACCTATAAGGCAGGGGTCTTCAAGGGGATGCCTTCTGGGTGGCATATGGGATGGGTCAACCCGCCACCTGTCGGCCAGGACCTGTCGGAGATGATCCAATTCCTGCTGGGAGAATTGAAGGAAGCGGTACCTAATGTGCTAAAGGGCATGGGGGGGCCAGAACAACCGGGCTACGCCATAAACCAACTTATGACCGCCGCAAGACAGGTCTATGACCCGATCCGGGACAACGCATCGCTGGCCATTCAGGAGATGACTAAGTTCGTCTGGTGGTTGATTGAGAACGTCATCAAGGAAAAGTTGTACGTCTTGGGAGATGCCCCAAGGAAGATCCGGGGCCAACCACAGAAGAGATGGCTCGGATTTGGGCCGAAGGACATCTTTGGCTACTATTCCTGCACCGCTCGGATAGTGCCGCTCTTGCCGTCAAACCGGATTGCAGAGGGGAGTTTCTTCATGCAGCAATGGCAGGGGGGCGGGATCCCCCGCCGGATGTACTTAGAAGATGGTATGCACATCCCCAACCCCGAAGAAATCATGGAAGAGCGAGTGGTCGAGGACATGGTTTACGCCGGACAGGGGCCGCTCTTTGACGCTATGGTTAAGCGAGCCCTGGAGCGATCTCACGAACTGGATGTGATAGAAGAAGCTGAGCGCAAGGCTCGCTTAGCTGCCATGCCCCTGCCTCCCGGCGTGGAGGAAATGCTGGACCAAGAGCAGGCTGGCCAAGGGCCTCCCCCGCCGGGTTTTGGCGGCGGCATGGAAGGCGTCCCCGCGCCGGAGAACCTGGCTGCGGAGCCGGGCCTGAACATGCCTCTTGAGGGAGCGATGCCTGGCATGGCCCCCATGGGGGGGCCGCCGGCGCCAGGGGGAAGGCCCGCCGGGGTGGAGAGGCAGCCCAGCACCCTTATGCTCCCTGGCGGGATACCAGGGGAATAGAATGGCGACCGAGAACCGCTACGACCGCATAACCAACCGCGTGGTAGAGAAGATGCGGGAGGTCTCGGATCATATGGCGTTGCAACTCAAGGGCGGGCAGCACCCCATGGGAGCCACCCCGGTCTCCCGAAACGAACAACTATGGGAGTACCGCTTGCTATCGGCGCCACTGATGAGCCTTCCGCCGGACCTCCAAGAAGAAGTACTCCGGCGCCGGGAGCGGTTTGCCGGACGGCCCGAGACGGATATTCGCGAGTGGGTCTACGAGATGGAGAAGCTTCAAGCACAAGAACTTAGGAGGGAAGTCGAATGAAATCAGGCAAAATGGGGAATATGCCCAAGTCCATGCCCAAGGAGCACAAGGGCATGACGCCGAAGGAGCACCAGGAGGCCATGAAGAAGCTGAAGAAGGGGTGCTGATGAGCAGCAAGAAATGGCCGCCCGATATCATTCTTGTGGAGTGGGTAGATAGCGTAGTTACAAGCAAGTGGAATTCTTACGAATCCCTGTGCGATGGCGGCCTCAATGACGAACATTTGAAGCACATCTCCGTCGGCTATTTGGTGAAGAAAACCGCCAAGTCGGTAACGCTTACGCACAGCGTGGGCATCGAGCTTCTCAACTGCTGCGACTGTATCCAGATACCCATGCGGGCCGTGAAGAAGATTTCCTATCTGAAGAACATGGGGGAACAAAATGTCACCAGCCAAAAGTAAGAACAAGCTAATTTAGTCAACCTTCACCTGTATAAAATTTGATGCCTGCAAGGAGTAAAGCGCATGTCGCCTTCTGTGTCGAAACAGCAACAAAAACTGATGGGCGCGGACCTAGCCCGTGCCCGTGAGGGGGAACCCACCCGAACAGGCATGAGCGAGAAGCAATTGAAGGAGTACGCGTCTACTCCACGGCGCGGCCTCCCTGCAAGGAAGGGCAAGAAGTAGTTGCCTGAGAAGGACAGGTTTACTGAGTCCCTCTGGCCCTACGCGGTAGAGACAGAGCGGAAGACAGGTATTCCCGCCGCCTGGCTCATCGCCATGGCGCGTAACGAAACGGGCGGAGACCTCAAGAAACCGCTCTTTGGGATAAAGGCTCTTCCCGGTGAGGCTTCGGGCAACTACCCTACATGGGAAGTTGAAGGGGGGAAGCGGGTGAACACCAGGGCCGACTTTGCCTCCGACGCCAGCATTGGCGCAGCTTTTGAGCGGTTGGCCCGCAACATGCTCTCGCCGCGGTACAAGGATGCGCCCAAGACTAATGCCTACGACTTCGCCAAGTACCTGCAAGGTAAGGGCTGGGCCACTGACCAGGACTACGCCGGCAAGATCAGCCGCTTAGCAGGGGGAAGCCCGCCTTCGAGTACAAAGGGATCGTCCGAGCCGAAAGGAGAGCCGAAAGGAGACGCTACGATGGGAGACGAGAAACCGACACGCCCGCGGCCCGTGATCCCCGCTGGCCCCAAGGAAGAGCGCGGTAAGGCCCTAGTCAATAACGCCGAACAATTCATCACCATTCAGGAGGGCCTCAAGGCTTCACTGGAGGCCAAGCTTAGTGCGCTTCTAGCGGCGTACAACGCCTTGCCGGATAATGCGGACCCAACCGAGTTGGATAAAAGAATCACGTCTGTCGAAGCTCAATTAAAGGCCGTTGATGCGAAGATTAGTAAGGCAGAGGAAGCCATATGGTTCTCTGACGACGTGCTTGGGCCGTCCCTGTCAGAACAGCGCAATCTCTTGCAAGACCAGATTGCTGCCGGAGTCCGTAGCACGGCTGAGGCTAAAGCGGAGTGGGACCGCAACAAGGACGCGGCGACCATGTGGCGCGAGGCTATCCTGGCTCCGTATGAGATAATCGAGAGGCTGGCGCCGTACATGATGACTAGGCAGGGCGCAGAGACCGTCATGAAAAACCTGGGCAATTGGGACCGGGGGCGCATGAACGAACTGAAGCCCATAGAACCCGCCTTTATTCCTATTGACCTGGATATTGTCGGCCAACTTAAGGACTATCTGCCTCCGGCGCCAAACTGGAAGGGCATGATGAACCGGGGAACCGAAAGAGAACAGGAGATAAACGATGCTGCGAAGAAACCCCCGGAGGACTGGCTGCCGGAGGTTGACATGTCCGGGTGGGATGAGCAAGGAAGTAAGGAGCTGTTGCCCTCGATGGATGATCTGTTTGCCAACTCTGGGCTATCGTCAGTGGATTGGCGCTCCGACAGTAAGCAGAGGGGTGGGCATCCGATTGAGATGGATGACGAGCCCATCCCTCCACCTACGGCAAAGGGGTGGGACACCTACAGTGAGCAGATGGGCGGCGGGTCGCCACGGGAGCCCTGGCAAGAATCAATTGGCGACATAAGCAGGGATATCGGCCGATTTGCCAGGGGGAAAGGGTCCCCGGAAGGACTACTAGGCGTGCTTGGCGACATTTATGCGCAGACCGCAGGAAAGGTAGGAGATCGCCTTAAGTCAGGAGAGGTTAAGGAACCCCCCTATCGGGGGCCAGTGGTGGATGAGAAAGGGAAGCCCCTTGATCCCCCTAACTGGCTCACGTCTAAGCAAAAGAACGAGTTCTTGGAACGGCAAGGCGCGGAACTAGCGCGCCGCAAGAAGCCGGCCGCGGCGTGGTAAGGAGCACTAACTATGGCTGAACGAGAATATTACGATCCCCGAACCGGCAAGGTTTGGAGGATAGACCGCAATGGCAATTACTGGCCGGTGCAGAGCGCGCGCGACACCAACCGAAGGGCGTTGTTAAATACGCATGAGGAGCCGGTGGAGCCGCCGGAGGAGCCGGTGGAGGAGCCGGTGGAGGAGCCGGTGGAGCCGCCGGAGGAGCCGGAGGAGCCGCCGGAGGAGCCGGAGGAGCCGCCGGAGGAGCCGGGGAAGCCGGTGGAGCCGCCGGGGAAGCCGGTGGAGCCGCCGGGGAAGCCGGAGAAGCCGACACCGAGGCCCGAGGTAGGGGTTCTGGGAGGGTGGCAGTGGGCCAAAATTGAGGCCGATAAGATGGCCGCGCAGGCTCGCCTTGAGTTCGACTATGCCATTATGGAGAATATCCAGAAGCCCACCATGCAGAGCCAGAACAAGCTTCGTGCAGCACAGGAAAAGCTCACCTATGCTCAAGAGGAAGTCACCAGGGCCACCGCCCAATTGGAACGGGAAAAGTTCGGCCTGGATAAGGAAAAGTTCGGCCTGGATAAGGAAAAGTTCGGCGTCAACACCGCCATGGACCTGTGGAAGCAGCGCCAGGAGCAACAGGCGCGCAAGTCTAATGCACTCGGATATAGTGACGTGGAGGAACTTGAGGGCCTTGACCTGCCGCAGTTGCCCAGGGGGTACATGCCGAACGACGTGGAGGCTACCCGCAAAGATAGCCAACTGCGCGAGATGTGGAAGTGGGGACAGATGACCAAGGCCGCGTCAGGTTCAGCCCCCGGCAGGGAGGCTTGGGTCAGGCGATGGGGCGATGAGGGCGGGCGGTTGTTTGACTACGGGAAATACGCCAACTTCAGCCTGGACACCACCCCGACGGATGCGGTAGTGGGCCAACTGGCAGGCCCTGGCAAGGGGGCCTATGAGACCAGCCCGGAGGAGAAGGCTCGCGGCATCTGGCAGTGGGGCGCTAACGTAAAACAGGCGCGCGGCGGCAACCTCCCATCAAGAGAGGAATATGCCGCGCGGTTTGGGGAAGAAGGCGGCGCCTTATACGACCAGGCTATGAGAACAGGAACCTCAGACGTGAACCAGTTTCTAGCCAGGAACCCTGGGTGGACAGGCAGAGTGATAGGAGAAGGGGATTACTCATACCGACCTACGCCTGGACAGGCGCCCCCTAGCCCATCTATGGCACCGCCTAACCAACCCCCAACACCCGGTCGGCAGCAGGGACCCCCTGGGTATGATCTCAATAACCCTGAGCCTAACCCGATTCAGATAGGCCCTCCCGGTAATTACTCGGATCTCTATCCCCCCACCGATGAACAGCCTGCAAAGTGGGACTACGCCGGGGCTTCCGGCCAGCGCAAATGGCAAGACGCTTTTAAGGGGAGGTACTGACAATGGCTAATGGAAACGACTATAGGGAAGACTATAGGGCCGGGCCTGATTATCCTTGGCAGAACATGCGGAGGCAACCCTTTGGGTCGCGTATTTCTGAGGAGACCACCCCAACCTTCGGGCAGGGCTACGGACCCGAAACCGACCCGTATAACATGAACCTGTACCGAGGCCGTGATCCACGAACGGGCAAGGTGCAGGCCATGGATTGGGACTTCTACGACCGTACCGCTCGCAACACCGGACGTCTGCCGGGTGGGGGGACGACTGTTCAGCAACGTAATTACATGACGGATGCCTATGGCTACGACCCCACTGAGGGCTATGGGGGTGGCGGCGGATACGGTAGACCCATGCAAACACTAGGGGGACGAGCCCAAAGCCTCCGGGAAGAAGAGGCCAGGGCCAGTATGTACGGCTATGGGCCAGGGGGAGCGGACACTTTTCAGCGACAGCAATGGCAGGCAGCCATGACCGGGCGCTATGGGGGTCAAGACACCCTGGGCGGACGTGCCCAGGCTGAGGCTGAGGCTGAGGGTCGCTTCGGGCGTGGCCTTCGTGGGGGCGAGGCGGTCGGCTACTACGATGGCCGCCAAACCCTGGGCGGACGTGCCCAGAGTTTGAGTGAAGCTGAGGCCGCGCGGGACTGGCAATTCAAGCAGGCTACGATGGCCGCCAACCCGGAGAACTATGCCGTCACCGCGGCTCTGCGGAACCAGGCTCCTTGGCAACGAGCCATGCAGGGGGGCACGCCCCCTCCAAACAGTGGAGTGCAGAACCGAGCAGCCATGACGCCTCTGCCGGGTAGTGGCGTGGGAAGCGTGCCCACTGCGCGCACCATGAACTTAGCCGGCTATGACACCATGAAGCCGTCTGAAAGGGGCGTCTTTGGGTCAGCGCTCCGAGCGGGGGGGACCACAACGCAAGATTTCGAGCAGGAGCAGGAGCAATACCGACCTCAGCGTAACCGATACGCTATGGGGGCCTTCCGCTAATGGCGCTCCCCGTCGAGCAAATTTGGGACATGGGGAGTAGGGAGCAGTTTGAGGAATGGCTTGCACTGGCAGAGGAGTCCCGTCAATCATGTCCAATCTTAGAAGGACTCACGTTGCGCGAGATCATTACGGCGCAGCGGTACGAGTTCCTTGATTGTCGAGCGCTAATGGGCGATGGCTAACAAGTGGTGGTCTTGGGAGCCGGAGGAATATCGGCGGGTCAGGGACGCGGATGACTTCAAGAAGTGGGCTGATGAGCAAGACGATACGGCAACCCCTTCCTGGCAAAGGGACGACGAGCTTGACCGCTCCAAGGTCCCGCCGATAGGTCCCCGCGCCGCCCAATGGTTCGAGCGCAATTCTGCCCGCCAACTGAATGAATGGAAACAGGCCATGCTTGGGGACCGCAACGAGTCGAAGCCTTCCACCCCCAAGTATGAACCTCCTCCCCCAACCCCTGAAATGCCCAAACTGGAACTGCCGGATTGGGCCAGGGGAATCATGGAGGGAGCGGAGAAAACCCGGCGCAGTTTCGTGGCAGGTGTAGGCGGTTTTGGGGAACAGTTGGGCGCCGGCATGGAATGGGCCATACGGCAGGATGAGGCCAAGCGTAAGCGGGAAGCGGCTGCGTTGCCCTTGACCCCCGTGGGACGGGCGCTCACGGCAATAGGCATCCCCGCTGCCACTGGCCCTGTCCCCTTCTTCCCGGAGGCAGGAAAGGCTATGTCCGACGCCCAAACCGAGGTCGCTCGCGGCCTACACGAGTCAGGGAAGGGCATTAGGGAAGCCAACGAGATCAAGGACAAGCCCTCCTGGGACGTGAAGGGGTTCGGTTCCCTGCTTGATCCAGAGTATCTGACCACAACTGGCGCAGAAACCCTGGGCACCGCCATTCCCCTTATGGCCATCGGCATCATTGCTTCTTTGGCTACGGGCGGTATAGCTACCGCGGCCGGCATCGGGACTATCGGTAATATCTTAATAGGCAGCGTGGCCGGCGCGGCATTGTCGAGACCTCTGGAATCCCTCATGGAGGCTGGTGGTACATATAAGGAAGCACTTGGCGAGGGCAAGAGTGAGGACGAAGCCTCCGACGCTGCTTCCAAGGTGTTCCTGGGCAACTTGGGGCTGGGGGCCAGCGATGCCGCGCAGTTTGCCATGATGCTGGGAACCGGCGGGAAGCTCAAACTCCCATTCCGGCAGGCGGTCAAGAACATCGCCTCAGCGCCGGTCAAGGAAGCCGGCAAACTCGCTGCCAACGTTGCCATGGAGGGCGGGGAGGAAGTCTACCAGGAAGCCTTGCAGCAGACGGCGCAGGGCAAGGAGATAAGCCCTGAGCGGTTGCAAGAGGCAGGTGCCTTGGGAGGACTCATGGGGGGGGCCTTCCACGGGGGCTTCCGGGGCGCAGAGGCATTGAAGCAGGCTGCGGAGAAGGGGGAACTGCCGAAGGTCGGGCTCACCGTCGAGGACGTGGGTGGGCCACAGCGCTTTGTAGCTAGCAATGAGGGCATGGCAAAAGGATACTGGAAGATTATTGACACACAAACTGGCAACACGGTAGAAAGTGGCTTGACCTCTAAAAGTGCAGCAGACAAAATCGCCCGGAGTATGACACCTTCTGACCTTCGCGTCTCAGGGGCAATGCCAGAACCCGTGGGTGGGCAGGGCAAAGAGCCATTTGATGAGGGGAAGGGGATTCCTCCTGTAGAGAAGGCGGAGGGGTCGGTTGCGCCTCCGAGCCTAACTATGACAGGGCAGGCTCGGCTAGAAGGCGGTGGCGTAGACATGGGGGGCCCCCCTGTTCAGGCACAGTTTGGCGCAGACTTGGGTAAACTGGAAGAACTGGAAAAGAAGGCCGCGGATGCTAAGCGAGCAGAGGAAGCCTCGGCTGAACGGGCCAGGGCGAAGCCGTTGCCGGGGCAAGGGGAACTGTTCCCTGAAGCGGAGGTTGGCCAACTTCCTGCCCGAACAACTGAGGGGCTAACGTATGATGACCTCCAGAAGTTAATAGATACCAAGGAAGATGAGCTTTTAGCACAGGATAAGAGTCAGGCCAAGTGGGAAGCAATCCAGGATAACCCGGAGCTGACCGCTCTCTATGAACGTCGCGACGCTGTTGGCACACAGGAGCTGCAATCTCTTCGCCAGAACATTCTTGCCAACCTCCCTCCTGGCATTGACCCCACAGAGGCCCGGGAAATATTGGAGAGCGTGTACAGTATCTATCCGCCGGATTCCCCGGTTGCCATGTACATGGGGAGCAAGTATGCGCGGTCCAACTTTATTACGCCAAGAGGGGCCGCAGAGGCAAAAGAGAATGTCGCGCAGAGGCTATGGGAGCTGTGGGCACGGCAGAACAACTACGACCTTGAAGGTGTTCGTGGCCCTTATTCTGGAATGGGCCGAAGTGAACTTGCTAAGTTAAGCACAGGCTTCCAAAAGATGGCCGACGACTTTCACCAAGCGGTTCTTGAAGGGTTATCAACTACGACGCCGGGAACGGAGGCCCCTGCTGAGGCGGAAACAACGCCCCCGGCTCCTGTAGCAACACCTCCCGTTGAGCCTCCGGTGCCATCGTCTGCCGAAGTGACACCTACCCCACAGGAACCCGAAAAGCCTATTGAGGCAGGAGAAGGCGAACCCGAAGTCATCATGCCTCTGTCCCTACCTGAAGAAGCCCCTGGGCCACTTCTGGAAGCGGGTATGCCTGCTGAAGTTTTGGCAGCGCACACACGTATGAGCGCATGGAAGTCCCACAACTCCGCACTGGCAAAAAGTGTCCTAGACAAGCTTGAGAAACAGGAGTTCTTTGTCAAAGATGCTCGCGACGCACTGAAAACCTATCAGGAAGTGGACAGGACTGACTTTGTGGAAGAGGATGACTATAAGGAATCGCGAGACGAGGCATGGCAAGCGTTCTTAGATGCGGTCGAGGGGATAGAGAAGGCCGAGTCCGAGGAAAGCATTGCCCCTCCTTTAACAGTTGCCCAAGAACCAGAGCCTTCCACAGAACAACCTGCCGTAGAGGAAAAGGCTGCTGAAACGACGGAGCCCCTCATCAGGGAAACCGAGCCTGCCCCCAAGAGGGAAGGCGCAGGAGACCTGTTATTGGGGGTTAAGGCTGAACAGTTGCCCATGGCACAAGTTGCTGAGCAACCAGAGGGGGAAACATGGCAAGATGCCCTGTCAGCGAGGGTGGCTCCTGAAAAGAAAGCCCTAGAGGAAGAAGCCGCGAACAAGCGCCGGGCAGACTTTAAGGCATGGGAAGATGCCCAGGAAGGGGCCAAGAAGGAGCAGGCCCAAAAGGAGTCTGACAAGAAAAAATCCCAGGACCAGGACGACGCTGTAAGGGCAGCCACCATAGCGGAGATAAAGAAAAAGGCCAAAGGCCCCACCGCAGAAGAGCGCGCGGCGCTGCCCCGCAATATGGACAAAGCCGTCTTCACAGTTGGCGATTACGACAAGACCGTGGAAGCCGTCGTAGAGCAGTTCCAGCATATCCCCGAGGCTGCCATTGGAGGCGGTGCAGGCACGATACCTCTCTATAAGCGCACGCCGATGCAGCGAGCCTTTGAGGCTGCCGGGACTACGCCTGGCGCTAAAGTCGTGGCCCATTACATTGACCCTGTAGCTGCCAGCTTGGGCGAAGCCAGGAAGGGCAACCCCGTTGCATGGGTTCATGCCAAGCGAGACCTCTTTGTTGGTCTCATGGCCGGGGCTGCGCGAGAAAGCGTAGCGGAGTGGGCAACTCGCAATCAAAAGCTGCTTGGCATAAACAGCAAGGGCCTTGCCACGGCGGTGAAGGTCAAGCCGATTGCTGCATCCCTGATGCCGAAAGGCGCCGCGCAACGCCTCGACGACATCATGGAAAACTACAAGTCTTATGACCTGACAGTGGAGCAACGTGCGGCCTTCACGGAGATTGAGGACACCCTTGCCGCAATCTTGCAGGCGCAACTGGACGAAGGGATTGATGTAAAGGAGGCAAAAAACTACTGGCCGCGCATCGTCACCAAGTCGCCCAAGGGCGCTGACGTGACCTCCACAACCAAGGGGCACCAGCAGATGCGGTCTTTCGAGACGATACGGGACGGCCTCAAGTTGGGGTTTGGGTATGCTGACCCGATTACAGCCCTTGCGGAACGTCTGACTCACGGCATAGAGAATATCGCCAACCACCGTATGTCCACAGAAATCAAGGCCCTGGGAGAGACCGAGGCACAGCGGTTCAAGAACTCAGCGGAAGGGCAGCAGATCATTGCTGATTGGAAGCAGGCCAACACCGGGTACAAGAACACGGTGGCGTTGCAGAAGGCAGGGATGGTTACGGCCCAAGAGGTTGTGGACGCCGGAAGGGACCTTGAGAGAGCTACCAGAAGGCTCAACCGAGAGAAGAAGCGTATCGGCAAGGCGCATATCGGTGAACAGAAAGACTCGTGGACCGGGCGCATCTATCCCAAGGAAATAGCGGACCAACTGGATAAATGGAGGCCGAGCGATCCGAGTTTATTTGACGAGTGGTTTAGGCTCGAACGAGCCTCAATGGTCACAGGCGACCTGTCTCAAGTGCTTGTACAGGGCACAAACCTATTCTTTGCTCACCCGGTTATCTGGTGGAAGGCCGCGGCTCATGCCGTTGTTAGCCTGGCGAAGGCTCCGGAGAACTATCGGACTTCTAACAGCGTGGAAATAAAGGACGGCATTATGGCCGCCGCCATCAGCCCTCCAACTGAGTTTATGCTGTCCGAGGGGGGCAAGCTTCTTAAGGGTATCGCCAAGTTGCCGGGCATAAGGCAAACTCAACGGGCCTTCGAGTGGTGGACATTCGTGGCGCAGACGGAGCTTTGGAAAGCTTACAAGGGCAGTAGGCTCACCGGCCTGGAAAGGGCAGAGACGGCTACCCATATTCGCAAGGCCACCGGGGTGCTGCTGCGAGCTGGACTCACCACCAAGGAAAAGGGGATGGACACGTCCCTGCTCTTTGCTGCTCGTTTCGCGGGGGCTACCACCACTATGATGACGGACGCATTGAGAGGGGTGCCGTTCCATACCCGGTCGCCCCGCGTGGCAGAGGCACAGAAGCAGATGGGGAGCATTATCGCCGGGGGGGTGGCGCTCACCATAGCTGTTCAGTGGCTTCTTTCCAGGAGTCTCCCCAACTGGGATGACCCGGAGAAGAAGGATTGGGGGAGCATCAGTACAAATGAGGGGACAATAAGCGTCTTCGGCCCGTACCACACATACTTCAAGGCGTTTGCGCAGATGGGCAAAGCTGTCGCAGAGGGGTCTTCAGGCAAGGCGCTTGAGGCTGCGACGGTACTGGCAAGGGGGAAAGCCAGCTTACGGGTAGGGCCACTTATAGACTGGATGATGGGCACAACCTCCACGGGATTCCCTGTAAAGACAGGACCGCAAGGGATTCTCGACGCTTACGTGCTTCGAGTTGGTCCCATCGGGCCAAAGCAGATTGGGGAGCACGTGATAAAGGTAGCGGAAGGCAAGAACGTTCCCATGCCAGCGGTAGCCGGAGAACTCGCTGGTCTTCGCACCAGTCCATTTACCACGGCGCAGCGACTCAGAAAACTGAAGGACCAACTGGCAAGCAACTCATTCGGCAAGGAATGGGCGGATATAAGCGGGAACCAAGAAGATACTTTGCGGGCAAAGAATCCAGAGATTGGGAGGATGGAAGAGCATGTGAGGCAGGAAGCTGCTCGTCAGGAAGCTGCCAGCGCTACCGGATATTCTGCCCCAAGCGGTGGGGGCAGTTCGCAAAGGAGGCGTGAAGCAGCGGAGGCAGAATTAGGAGCCGGTGTAACCAGCGAGACGGCAAAGGCTTGGAATAAGGCTCGCCCCGGACTCGACGAGATAAAGGCCAAACAAGCGGCGTGGGAGAAGCGCCTCGCCGAAGGGAAAATCAGTGGCGTGGAGTGGAGGCGCGAGGATCACAGGCTACAGGATGAAAAGCGGGGCCTCTTGAAAGGCGTCGGACTGGCCTTCCCCGAAGCTGCTATGACCGGAGAACGCGCCTCGAAGTACAAGGCGGCCATGGCTACGATTGCGGGGACGGTGCCGGACCGTCGGGAGAGGGCTGAGATTCTGGCTGACGCCTATCTATCAATGACCCCGGCGCTGGACGAGGACGGGCTGGAGGATATGGAGGATTTCTTCGAGCAGCAAGAGTTCTTTAAGGCATCCTTATCTGAAGGGGACAGGGAAGACCTGATGGCACAGATTTCCAAAGAGGCTTCTCCCCTACGGAAGCGCTATTATGTCGCCAGGGAGTTGATGGGTGAGTACATGGAGCTGCCCCGGTATCAGGGGATGAGCAAGGAAGTTGGGGATGAGGCCGCCGCTGCTGGACGGCAACTCCGAGCCTTGGCGCAGACAGTATCCCCCAAGGCTCAGAACCGGACGGCGGTTGCGTTGCGCCAACTGGCTAAGGAGCAAGGACGACGAGTGGCCTTGCTTGCACAGAGGTCACAGAGAGCCAAGACCAGCTTGGCCCGCAGGCGCTTCCGGTACGAGCATGGAGAGGAATTGAACCGCTTCTACTCAGATCTGCTACGGGCGGAACAGGCCCCCATTTATGAGGCAGCTTCTTGACAGGCTAAGCAAAGAGGGCTTAAACTAACAAATCAAATAGAATAGGGATTCGCCCCGTTCGTGTTCGTGAGGGGCAACTACTGTAAAAAGGTAGTTGCCCCTCTTTTTTATGCCAAAGAAGGAGGAATCGTCACCATGTCGGATGAACCAACCCAGGCATCTGACGGGCCAGTTGCCATAACGGACAATCCTTCCGCCCCCGATACAGAGGCTGTGGAGAAAGGTTCAACAGGCAGCGCACCCGTACAGGATCACCGGGACGTTCTGGCAGAACTGGACAAGCTCGACCCTAAGACACTCTTCAATCATCCCTTGGTCAAAGGCGAACTGGCCCGGCGCACTAAAAGCGCCCAGGACCAGGCGTACTACCGGGGGAGGCAGGCCGCCTTGACCGAGGCGGAAAAGCAGCACAGGGAAATAGAAGCAGGCCGCCTCATTGAGGAGGGAGATGAGTACGAGATCGGGCGCCGGACCAAAGAAGAGTATAGGAGGCGCAAGGAACTCGAACCGATCCTTCAACAGGCGAGAGAGGAAGCCTTCCAGCAAGGTCACAGTCAGGGGTACACATCCGGGCTGGGGGAGTTGGGCGCAGCGCTACAGGAGTTGCCCCATTGGAAGGCCATGAGCAGGGAAGAGCAAGCCGCTTTCTACGACGATGCCGGCGCCCCCAGGGAGTTCTTGCATAAGGTACTCCACGAGGGGATCAGCCGGGGCATGAATGCAGAACTCAAGAAGATTCAGGAGAAGCAGGTGCAGGAAGACGAGGTGGAAGCTCGCAGCAACGCCTCAAGCCCCGTTGTTAGTGTAGGTAGCCACGCGGCCGCATTTAAGGACGCGGACGCAATACACCGAGCTTATAGCGAGGGGCAATTGGGGATCAAGGGAGACCTGTACGGGGACGTTGCCCGCAAGCGATATGTCGAGGCCCTGGCCCGCTTCGGAGAGACCCCCTAATCGGGGCAAGCAACAAAGGAGGTAACAAAAGTGGCAGGAGTCACTGGCACTAGCCAACTTGACCAAACCGTCAACGCGGTGCGGGCCAAGGCGATCTTCACAATGCAAGACTATGGGGTATTCCCCGGCGCCGTGGATAGAGCCGAAGTCCCGGCAGGCAACCGCAGCTTCACCGAGCCTAAGATTTCCGCGGTCACGGCCTATGACCTGACCGAGGGGCTCGACATGGCGCAGGCCCAGCAACTCAGCGATACGCTGATCACAATTACACCCACCGAGGTCGGCGTCCAGGTGATCTACACCAAATTGGCGCAGAAGACCCGGTCTGAGAGCGTGGTTAACCTGATAAGCCGCGCCATCACCGATGCCCTGAAGAAGAAGCAGGACACCGACGGCACGGCTCAGATGGACAACTTCGCGGTAGCGTTCGGGGGGTCCGGCAAGACCTTGACCAGGGGATACATTTCGGCTGCCATCGCGCAGGTGCGAGGCAACACCACCGAGATCAGCAAGGAGCAACTCTACTGTGCCGTTCACCCATTTACCTTCAACGACCTCGTGGACCAACTCACCGAGGGGCTGTCTCTCAGCAACGCTGGCGTCCCATCGTCATTGTTGGAGATAGGGGCTGCGGGGACCGTAGTGGGGCACCAACGAACCCACCTGGATCTGATCCAGCGGTACGGGGTCGGGAGCCTTCACGGGGTCCCGATTCTCACCGACGCCAACTTCGCCATCGCGTCATCGTTGGCGAAGGGTGGGGTCTTCACAAAGCGGGCCGTGGTCTACGCCGAACTGTGGGGCGTGGACGTGGAGCCGGAGAAAGACGGCTCTCTCCGGGGTACGGAGATGAACGGCACCATGTGCTACGCCTACGGGGAAAGAACTGATACCTGGGGTGTTGAACTAAACATGGGCGCTGCGTCCCCAACTTATTGACGCAACAACGCCGATGTGCTCCCCGTCTCGTGGCACATGGGGGCAGCATCCCCTACATACTGAGCCTTGACACCTTGGGTGTCGGTATGGTATCAAAGCTGGCTCGCTGCCTCTTGTACGGGCCTAGAAAAGACCTCCCGCTCGGCAGCGGCGGGGACAGAGAGTAAAGGAGGCAACCATGTCTTTCCCAAACGTGATCTATGGCAACGACCCGGAACAGTACAACACCTACACGACCAAGCGGTGGCCACTGGGGACACAGATGGTGTTCCAGGATGGCCGAAGGTTCCGCTTCGTCAAGGCAGGCGGCACCGCCCTGGTGATCGGCAACGTGATCCAGGCCCCGGCAAACGTGGCTAACCACGTAGACCTTACCGCTGTGGCCAGCGCCCTGGGCAGTAACACCCCTACCGTTACCCTGGGGAACACCGCCGCGACCCTGGACCAGTATGCCGAAGGATACGCCGTAGTGTCGGTCACGCCTGATGCGGGGCATGCGTACAAGATCAAGTCCAATCCCGCCGCGGACGGGCTCGCCACCCTGCAACTGACGCTGGAAAACCAAGTGGTTTTGATTGCAGCGTGGACCACGACATCGCGGGTGGACCTCATCGCCAATCCCTGCAATGGGGTTATCCAGACGCCCATCACAACTCTCACCGGCGCCCCAATGGGCGTGGCCGTCGCTGCCATCGCGGCATCCAGCTTTGGTTGGATACAGTTCAAGGGCATAGCTGCTGTGCTAACCGCCAACACCATCTCCCTGGGCGGGACTGCGTGGACACCTGGCACAGTAGCCGGGGCCTGCGAGCCGATCATCCTGGTAGAAGGGACGCCCAACACCTGGGTCAAGCAGTCCCTTGTGGGGGTTGTCCAGCGGGTGGCTGCAAGCACAGCCTGGAGTGCCCTAGACCTCCGCATGGAGTAGGTCACGTCTCAATCCAAAAAGTGTGGGTGGCCCAACAGTTCTGGGCCACCCACGACGGGAGTAAAGGATATGGCTAAAGGACCCCTCATGGTACAGGTGGACGCGGAGTCGGATTTCTGGCTCCCTCAATGGGTGCTGCAGGCCAAGGCCAAGGAGAGGGCCAGGATACTCATGGCCAGGCAGGGTCCCACGGTGCGGACGGTTACGGATAACGAGCTCCGAGAGATGCATCCCAACGACAAGGTGCCGGGTGTCTACGCTGTCCCCCCGCGAGCGGACCGGCAAGAGGCTGCCTTGATAATCCCCAGCGCCGGTATGCTTTCAGCGGATCACGTGCGGGACCTGGCCGGCAGGGTGCGCGAGGGGGGTTACGGCAAGGGGCCAACCTTCAAGACCAAACACATGAGCAGGCGAGACTGGGCCAGCATGGTGGGCAACTTGGTGGATTGGCTTGAGCAAAAAAGGAAGGACCGGAATAAGGCTCACTTAGCCCTAGATGGGCTAAAAAGATAAGGAGAGAACAGGTATGGCAGTAGACACAGTAAGCCCGGAGGATTTCCTGGCACAAATCCAGGAGTACCACTCCAAGCACCAAACAGAGATGGTGGAAACCGCCGAGGAGGAGTCGGATACCGACGACGGTATGGGGGAGGTTGCTAAGGCTAAGCCCAGGGCGAAGCAACTGCCTCGTTACCCGCGCTACCACCTGATATATGGCCGCGCCGGGGAGGTCATTGACTACCACGTGGACCACCTCCGGGGCGGGATTGATGCACTCTGGCGCAAGCTTCAGAGGCGCTACCCCAAGGGGTCCGCGGGGGCCGGGCTGCCTGTATGGGTGTCAAGGCTCCCGGAAGGGGCTAAGAAGCCGGACCTAACCATTCCCTGCAATTTCCCCGGGTGCATTCTGGCATTTAGTTCACCCGAAGAGCGTGAGTTGCATCAGAGAGGCTTCCACCAGGATTGGGCCAACCTGGAACGCGACAGGCAAATCAGAGAAGACCGACAAACCCAAACGGACCAACTTGCATCGCTCATCGGGCAAAACCAAGCGACTCAGCAGCAACTCAGCAGTCTCATCGGTGGATTTCAGGAGATGGTTAGTGGCTTTACCGCAGTTGTTGGCAAGTTGGTAGAGGGCGATGCCCCTGCCCCTGAGCGCAAGCAGGCGTCCAAGCAGGTTGCTAAGAAGGGGGTGAAGAGATGATCGACTTTACCAAGTATGCTCCCATTGGGAAGCAGACAGGGCTTTCCGTTGGGGCTACTGCTGTAACCCTGACCATGCCCTCCGGCCCTAAACCCAGAGTGGCAGAGGTCCAGGTTATGGGCGCCCCCATTCGTTATTGGACGGATGGGTCCACTCCCACCGCCACGCAAGGACTTCGGCTGGAGCCGTATGAAAGAAAAGGGCTTGCCTCTTACGCGGAGGTAGTCAACTTTTCCGCCATTCGAGAGGGGAGCACCTCGGCAACCCTGGAGGTCATGTATTATGGTTAGCGAGACAAGTTTCCGCAATACTGGCGTTCTCCACCGCAACGCCATCACGGCAGTGGACAAGCTCACTATGGGGGCCCTCACGGTTACGGCGGGGGCGGGGTCTACGGGCAATCTGACCAACGTTGCCCACTCTGTGGCGGTAGTGGCCAATACCGCCGAAGGACCGACTACACCACAAACTGGATCTCGGACCCCATCCGTAGCAAACGAAGCGATCCGTATCGCCTTTGCAGCAGTAACCAATGCCCTCACCTACGACATCTTTTGTTCGATTACCTCAGTTGACACCGGGAAATGGGTGCTACGTGTCACCGAGGCACAGCGGGCCGCTGGAGGCCAGTGCACCGTCGTGGGCACCTATGCAGCTGGGGGCGCTGCGGGAGCCATTGACATTGGCATTGTAGGCACCGAGGTAACTCAGGACGCTAACCCCAACATTGTTAACAATGCCTATACCCCTGGAACTGTCACAGCGATCAACTGCGCTGGATACTCCACGGCCCGCGTCAAGGTGTCGCTTTCTGTCACCGACCTGCGGTCTCTTCCCACACTGGCGCTGATCCCCTTCTTCGGGAACCAGGTTAGTGCTACGTCGTGGCACGCCGGGGCACGTATCAACGTCCCGATCCTGACGGCCCTGGGCGAGGGACTAAACCAGGAGTTTGAAATTGATGTGAATGGCGAGCCTGAAATGGTTATTCTCGTTGATACCATCACTGGTCAAGGTGCGGCCGCAAGCATTTGGCTGGAGTTGGTCTGATGCCTGCTGTCGGGCTTTCTCGCCCGCGCACTTGTCTGTTGGAGCCGACCCGCCCCTCAAGTGTCCAGGTGGGGAAGGCACCGGACACGACCTTACCGATCCGCTTTGCCTCGCTAAAGGGCTTGAACTTGCCCTTCGGCGTCCAGCGGAGCGGAACGTCGGGATCCTATACCTGGTGGGGGGCTGCCTGGGACGAGGCTGCCATCAGGGAACAACTTAAGTTCCTGCGGTCCTACAACATCACGGACCTGCGGTTTTTCATGTTCTTTGATGACTTCATCGTCAAGGATGCCAACTGGAGCACGGGGGTATGGACCCCTCAGTTCTACCCGGCCTATCGCGCCAATTGGGAGACGTTCGCCCGCATGTGCAAGGAGGCGGGCATCAGGATGTTCCCATGCCTCTACAGTAGCCCGCTCAGCGGGGCCAACATGAAATTCGACCCGGTGGCTATGTACCCCGCCTGGCGTGGGCCGGACTTGTTGGGCACCGGGACGAACAACGGCGGCATGGAGAGTAACCCCCTGGTGGGGAATGGGTGGACCTACACAGACGGAAACGCCACGGAGACATACTACACTGATGAAGCCCAGGGAGTACAGCCGGGGGACAACAAAGCCACGTCCTACGTCGGCTTGGTCAAGACCGATGCGCAAGCCACGAAACTGGAGTCCCCGAAGGTGGCGTACGACGGGAAAACTCTCTTACGGATCAGCATCAACGTCAAGGGGTCAGTAGCGATAACCCCCTATCTCAACTACTACAATGCAGCCGGGACCCTCACGGGGACCATGCTGCTGAAGCAAGTTACGCTGGCCGGTGGGGGTGTATGGGAGACCTACACCATCGGGACTCAAACCAACCCGCCCCTGGGGGGCGTTACTCAGGTCACCATAACGATTCAAGTCGCTGTGGCTTCCACTGTCTACATCGGGGGTTGCCGCATTGCTCCTGCTGACCGCTCCTGGCTCTGGAAGAACTACGTGGAGGCAGCACGGGCCTGGTGTCAGATGTACAATGACCAGACCGAGATCGGGAGCAATATCTCCGCTTGGAACACCTTCAACGAGATATACGATAACCTGATAGCCCTTAACGCCCACCCCTGGGCCGTCGATTGCTACAACGCCATCCGGTCGGTGACGCGCACCCCTGTGTCTATGGATAGCACCACTTCCTATTTCATCGGCACAGCAGGCAACCTACCGTGGTATAAGGACTGCTGCGATATCGCGGATATCCATAAATACGACACCGACCCGACGGCTATCCCCGACCTGAGCAGCCTGGGAACGCTCCCCTGGATACTTGGAGAGGCAGGGGCCAGCTCGACGGCCTCGCCGGGCACTCCGCAGCGAGAGAGAGTCACCTGTACAACGGCTGTTACTGTTGGCGGGGCAGGCAACCTTACGGTAACGGTTAATTCGAGCCTCGCGGGGTTCCCACAGGCGGAGTCGGTGGCCGTAGCCAATAACGACAGTGCCGTAACCTATGCTGCTAAAATCCGCCGACAGCTCTTAACGAACGCCACTATTACTGGCAGCTACCGCGTCCTGGTTAGAGACGCGGGCGCTCAACAGGTCGAGACGACTACCGTTGTGGCGGCAATTACCGGGGCGGGCAATGCCGCCGTCACGGTCACGGCGGCCGGGATGCCGGGAAGCCCCATAACGGTCAGCATACCGCTCCAGGTAGGAGACGACTCGAAAGAGGTGGCCCGCAAGATTGCGGTCACCCTGACAGCGCATTCAGTGATAGGCGCATGGTTCTATTTTCTGCGTAGTGGGGCCGTCATCGCGATGACGGCTCATGTTCAGGCGGCCAACGATGCAACCATGAACATCGCCATTGCCGACGGAACTCCGGCCCCTACTGGGCTAACGGCGGCCGCTACCAGCACCAACACCACCACGGGCAGTGGGACTGCCAAGGTCACGCTCACCCGCAGGATTGCATCTGAGGTCACAGACGACACGCTAGGCATTACGGTGGTAAAGGCTACCGCGGTGGGGCCAGACGACGTGAGCAGCGTGACCGACACGGCCAGCACGATAGGGGGCTACGCTGCCCTGGACACAACCATTCAGGGCTTTGCGGCGGAGGTTGCCCGCAGGGGAGGCAAGTGCATCATGCCGTGGGACTTCAACGGCATGATGGCGGTGGCAGGGCTGTTCCCGGCGCTGACCGCGTCGTCTGCGCTGGTATGGGAACGGGACTGGACGCCGTGACGCAGAAAAGCCATTGGCAGCGATATAAGGATCACTTGGCGAATCCGCCATCGTGGACGTTGCCGTCCACGATCTACCATCTGCGATACGACGCTGAGAGACGCGTCATCAGTTGCGAGGCGCACCGTTTCAGGGGAGATCTAGATGCACTAGAGCGCAAGGCGCAGCATGTCTATGGCGGGGGTGAAGTCGCAGAAGGTCTCCCTGTATGGAGCCTGGAACCGGTAGAGATCTACGATCCCCCGCCTCCTGCCAAGAAAACGGAGAGAAAGGGCTAGGCCATGTCAACGTCCCTTTTGGTTATGTCCCGCGAGTGTCCTGAGCGACTGGGGTGGTATTCGCAAGGGTCGCCTTCGTCAGGTTCAGCCACGACCGTATGGGTACACAACGCCGCTGCATCGCACTTTGACGAAGAAGACGAGGCCACCTACTGGCAGAACGTATGGGCCAAAGTCGAGGCTGACTCTGCCGTGACGCCCCTTAACGTAGGGGAAGTTCGGCGCATCAAGACTTACGCTCCCGGCACGTCAACATTCACGCTGCCCACAGGACGTGGCTTTAGCAACACCCCCACCACGACCATGACAATGGGCTTTTACAAGGCTGTTCCCCCCGGGACCCGGTGGGGAAGCATCCCCGGTTGGACACACTACATCAACCGCATTCTTCGCAGTCTCCGGTATCGGCGCTATGGGCTCCTGACACTGGTCACGGACGGCGACATGGAAACCTCCGGCACGAGCAACTGGACGGCAACCACGGCGACCCTGTCCAAGGTTACGGCAGCGGCCAACATCACCCTGGGAAGCAATAGCCTTCGGGCACTGAACAGTTCTGCTAACGGGCGTGCGCGATCCGCCCTCATCAATGTGGCTCCAGGGGACACCTACTGCGTCCGGGCAGACCTTCGTGTTGCGTTCGGCACAGGGGAACTGGAAGCCTATGACGAGACCAACGCCGCAGTAATTGAGAGCGAGACCAGCACCTACCGTGACTGGCGATACCTGGCCTTCGACTTCACCACGCCGGCAGGGTGCCTCTCGCTGTCCATCAGGCTCAAGGGGCAAGAGGCCAGCGCCGACGTGTATTGGGACAACGTGAGCCTCCGCCATAAATCGGCTAGGCAGATGGACCTACCCTCTTGGGTGGATAACCCTGGCGCCGTGGAAGGCCTATACCAGTACCGGGGAGGCTCTGCCGTCACCGCCGGGGCTGACGCTGGGCTCTGGATGGGGCAGCACCTTAGCTCCATCCCATACGAGGACATCATTGCCGAAGTCACCGCGGCAAACCCCTACCGCATTGCCTATTCATTCGCACCTATGGCTGACGCACTTCTTTTGGTTCGAGGGCTAGGGCCACACTCAGAACTATCTTCTGACAGCGATACCACCACTGCCGACAAGGACCTGGTGGAATTGGGAGCCTGCTGGCTGGCAGCACGGGATCACGAAGACCCTCGAGCGGGCGAGTTTGAGGCGGATTACAACTCTCGGCTATCTTTCCTTCCCTATGCCGAACGCTGGATTGCTTCGGGGCAACCCGTATGACACGAATAGGCTCCGGCAGGTCCGCCGTCGCCACCAGAACCACGGGTCGGGAACGTGCTTATGACCTAATTCTGAACGGGGATGGCTACATCCTCGCTCAGGACAAGGGCGTCCCGATCTGGACAGAAGACTCCATCCCTACCGAGTTAGGACAGGACGCCCCTATGGGGGAGCGTAACGTAGAGATGCGAACCTTTCACCTGGGCTACGGGTACGGCGAACACTACGTCCCCGGCTGCTATGACTACGCCGTGGACGCCGATTGTAGTCAACCCGGCATGATCGTAGCCGCAGGGCTGCTTACCACCATAACGGGCGTAGCCGACGGGTCCAACCTGGTTACCGATTTCTTCGAGCTGGGTGGCAATATCTACGCCATTGGGGGCCGGTATTGCCGTCAGATCAACACTACGACCGACGCCCTAGTCGCGTTAGGGGCTGCTGTGACGGGCAAGGACTTCGGGGCTTCCACGGTTGTGACCAAGGCCGTGGAGTTTGACGGCGCCATCTTCGTGGGGTTTTCGTCCAGCACGCCTATCTGGAAATTCACAGGCTCGGCTTGGAGCCAGGCTGCCACCGTCCAGGCCAAGTACTTCGCCAAGGATTGGCTGGACGTTCCCGGCGCCGTAGGCTGGCGCCTCTGGCGAGGTTACAGCACCAATTCCGTGGATGGTGTCCTGACCGGCAGCGACCCGCTCACCGCTGCCAACTGGGGGCCGGCAACTCCCTTCGCCATCGGGGACACCTCGCAGGCCCTTACCGGCCTAGTGGGGATGCGCCACGCGGTATGGGCGTGCAAGGCGGATGGGCTATACGGACTGGACTCTTCCGGGCGGGCTACAAACCTGCTACAAGCCATCGCGCACCTCAAGAGTGCCAATAATGGGGTGAACCCCATCGCTATAGACGACTACATCTGCCTGCCTCACATTATGGGGCTGCTGGAGTTCAACCCACGGACGGCAGGCTCCAACTTGCAATCCATTCAGCCCGGGGGAGACCCCGGCAACACCTCACCTGTGTACGGCCGGGTGACAGCGCAAACCTATCTGGCCGGGTGGCATTATGTGGCCCTCTATAATGGAACCGACACCTACATCCTCAAGGGGCGCCGGCCCCACGAGGGGGAAGCGATCCCTCCTGGATGGATTGGCCCGAAGATATGGCACCCGCTGGTGAAGATCCCCGCCAAGACGGTCAACTGTATGCACGTCTCCGGCCTAACCACCCCCAACCGGCTTTGGATGGGAGCAGGACAAGACGTGGCCTACATCACCGTGTCACCGATCAACAACCCGCTTTCTGAGTCGGGTCATACCTACGCCGCGGCGCCTTCGATCTATCTATCCCCCATTGACTTCGGGGCACGGGGGATAGACAAAGAACTGATGGGCTTCGATATTGAGAACTCTGGCTTTTCGAGCAGCACCTTTGCTCAGTTGAAACTCTCCATTGACGCCGGGGCGTACACCCAATGGGGTCTGAGTGCCACTACCGCTAGCCGGACCCGCCTCAGCCGACCTGCCACAGGAAGTTGGCGGGGCTACAACACCAAGATGCGCCTGGACATCACCAACGCCAGCAGTGCTAGCACACCGAAGGTGAAGGGCCTAATCGCCAGGGCAGCCTTACGCCCGCAATATGAGGACGTGCTGTCTTTCAGCATCATCCTGGCCGATGCGCAAAAGACTGCTGATGGAAGGTCCAGCAGGGTAGCAGCGGACACAGCCTTGGGTACGCTGAAAGCACTTCGCAATTCGCCTCCCGTGGTTTTAACCGATTACTGGAAAGGGGATGCTCGTAGCCGCAACGTCGTGGTGGAAAAGGCAGGTCCCATGCGTCTTATCGAGCAACACGAGTTTGCCCCGCCCGCTTGGATCAGTGAAGTGACCGTGCGAGTGATAGGCAACGTCGGGACCTACTTCAATTGGGACGGACAGGCGGACTGGTCCGGCAACTACAAATGGACTTAACGGAGGCATCGTCATGGCACTAGTATCGACAGTAGTAAACAGCGACGACAGGGCGGTCCCCAGCCACGTCAACAACCTGCGGACAGACCTGACAGCCCACACCCACGAGGGGACGGACACGGCGCTCCTCAAGGCCGACAGTATTACGACTGTGACCAATGCGAGGACACTGACGCTCCCTACATCGGGCAACGATACCCTGGTGGGGAAGGCTACCACTGACGTCCTGACGAACAAGACCTTGACGAGCCCGACGCTGACCAGCCCGATTCTCAATGGCAACGTATTTTTCAATGATACGGCTAATGCCCTTATGACACAGGGCCTTACCCTTCAGCAGGACGCCAACGATGACGAAATCCTGGCCTTCAAGTCGAGCGACGTGGCACACGGGGTAACCGATGTAGCCGAAACGGACACGTATGCAGCCTTTTCTAAGGTGTCAGCACTGGGCGGGGGCTTGTTGGTCCGTGGGTTCACCGATACCGATGCCGCTGCGGGACGGGCCTTACTTTTGTCCGGACTGGTGGGCGAGGCGGTTGATACCACCAAGAGCACCGCGGGGATCGGCGCCATCGAGGTCTACGCTCAGATCAAAAGCGGTACGGGTGTGGCCCCGGTGGGCACTGACGGGAATCTGTTCGTTGTCTCCAACAATGGCACGGCGCGTTTTATCCACGACGCCGAGGGCACGCTGCACAGTATTGGGGCTTCCCAGACAGAGCGTTTTGGGAATGGCGAGAGTTTGCTGGTTGCGCCCACAATCGCTGACTTCACAAACGCCAATCACGACCACGGGGACGCAGACGATGGCGGCGCATTGATATCGGGCATCACCCTGACCAGCCCCATCATCAACACACCGAGCGACAGCGGGCAGGTGTACAGCGGGACGTATACGCCGACGCTGACGTTGGTAACCAATCTTAACGCTGCCACAGTCTTTACCGGTAGCGTCTTCCAAATTACACGGATTGGAGCAAGAGTCTTTGTCTCCGGAGAGATAGCCACCACCCCCACGGGGGCGGGGGCAGCTGAGGTTGGTATTTCCTTGCCGGTAGCATCTAACTTCACAAACGAGGGACAATGCAACGGAGGGGGAGACAACGGCGGGGCAGATAATGGCCGCATCAATGGTGATACCACCAATGACAGGGCTAGTTTTCAGTGGAACAGTGGCGTGGGTGCTAGCAACTTCGCCGTCTGGTTCTCGTATCTAATCGTCTAAGGAGGCAAAATGGACGACACCGATTCCGCCCAGACCCTGACCAAGGGACCTATAGTCATCGTTCGAGGGAAGGTTTACCCTGACGGCACGGTTTCCGACCCAACTTGTGAGTTTGTTCCAAAGTTCCATGCTAACATAGAATACACTTCCGAGTTTACCTACGAGACAAGCGAAGGAGCCTGAGATGGACAGCACCCTAACCCAAATCTTGTCAGCCCTATTCACGGCGCACCAGTCCCTGGACGCGCTGCGGACTGAGCGGGAGAAGCTGCTAGCCCGGATCCAGGAGCTGGAGGTACAGCCTCCCATTCAGGGCGGGAACTCCGATGGGACCTAGACTGCTCGTGGCGGAGTCGTAGGTGGACCCCACCGTCCTGGTCTCACTGATCGGCCTGGCAGGGGTAGCGATGGGCTGGTTCGCCAAGGTGACGGTTGCGGCCATCTCCCGGTCGGCTCCGAAAGAGTGGAATGGGCAGGAACGGCGGGCAGTGCAGGACCTCGTGGACGCCAAGGTTACGCTCCATGCCTTCCAGTGCCCTGCTAAGCGGGATTTTAATGCAGCCCTGGACAAGACCCGACTGGAATTGAAGGGTGATATGGAGAAGATCGAAAATCGTCTCAGCGTAGACCTGGCCAAATTCAGGGAAGAACTGCGCGAGTCCCTGCATAATCTGCACGAGGAAATTCAGCGGCGGGTATAGCATCAACGAACCAACTCCGAGCTAAGCCAAAACCCGCAAAACTCCCCTATTGCTAAATGGCAATAGTTATGCTATACTTCTCACATGTACACCTTGCAAGCAAAGCGCCAACGAAACGACCTCATTTTCTGGTGGCATGAGCGACACCCTGAAATGACCCATGCCGCGCTAGCCAAAGCCTTCCGGATTTCCCGTCAGCGCGTAACGGCTATTTTGCGAACCTCACGTGCCAGGCCACAGGGGAATATAACGGGGAAAGGAGTCTTGGGCCGTGAAAAGAATAGCTAGAGTCAGAGAACCTCTCCGTCCGTATTTCCAAAGTGCCAAAGATGTTTGGAGCCAGGGGGGTGCCTGGACTCTCCTGGCCCCTGGATGTGGGGCGTCATGACTAATAGTTGGCATTCCTACCCGAGTATCTTTGCCTTGGGGCACCGGGCGTTGGCAGAACTGTTCCTTGACCCCGTGCTGGTTGAGGAAAAAATCGATGGCAGCCAATTCTCGTGGGGAATATTCCTCGATGATATGGGAGAATTGACGCTGAAGGCCCGTTCAAAAGGGGCAGAACTTAATCTGGTAGCCCCTGAGAAGATGTTTCACAAAGCAATAGAAATCATCAACAGCTTGCCCCTGCATCCTGGATGGACATATCGGGCTGAATACCTGCAAAAGGCGCGGCACAACGCTTTGGCCTATGACCGTGTACCCGAAAAAAATCTGATAATCTTCGACATCAATACTGACCACGAGTTGTACTTACCCTACGATGATAAGGTTATGGAAGCCAAACGCCTGGGACTTGAGACAGTGCCGCGCATCTATGAGGGTATGGTGAGCGATGTCCAGATGTTCCGAGGGCTGCTGGACCAACCATCAATTCTCGGTGGCCAAAAAGTAGAGGGAGTCGTGGTCAAAAACTACTCCCGCTTTGGGCTAGATAAACACGTGCTGATCGGCAAGTTTGTTTCCGAAGGATTTAAGGAGGTTCACGCTGCCGCGTGGAAGGAAGCAAATCCCTCGAAGTCTGATATTATTGAGGAATTAATTTTCTCTCTACGGACACCGGCCCGATGGAACAAGGCAGTTCAGCACTTGCGCGAGTTGAGCCAGATTGAGGATTCGCCTCGCGATATCGGCGCTCTAATTAAAGAGGTTCATGCCGACATCGAAAAGGAATGCGTGGACCTGATCGCAACAAAGTTGTTGGAATGGGCGTTGCCCAAAATCAAGCGTGGAGTGGTGCGAGGGCTCCCAGAACACTACAAAGGAGAATTGCTCAAACGTCAGTTTGAGGATGAAACGCTGCTGGAGCCTGGGCTAGGGGGCGCCTGATGTCCAGACCGCTAGGCGGAACCCACATTGGTACGCACGAGGACCGCGGGTGCGAGAAGGCCGGGCCTGGCTCCCGGTGCTTGGCTTGCCCCTTCCCCGTCTGTGCCGAAGACACGCCGGACCGGGGCGGCCGGCCACGGCGGAGGGCAGTGATGAATGAGGTCGCCCGCTACGTGCAGTGCTCGTGCGGACTCACAGAGACGATGACGTTCTGGAACGGGGTGCCTAACCTGACGAGGGCGTTTCAACTGCGACACGCCGGGCACCAACTGCGAACGCACGGAGCGCCGATGCGGGAGGATATCGCCCTTGTGAGTTCGTGGAACGTGGAGCAACCACATTTTCAGCGAAAGGCACAGCCGGGAAGGAGAAGGTAACGTGACAACAGGACTAACGGCACTGGCGATCATCACACTGTTGGCGTTCGTTAACGAATCAATGGTCGAGTGGATTTTCGGGGAGTGGTTGGAGAAGCGGGTCATCAAGTACGTAGCTCTTGGTGGGGGTCTGCTTTTAGCCTTCGCCTTCCAGGTGACGCTGCTCAAAAACCTGGCTGGAATTGCCACTGCGCCCTACTACGCCGATGTGATCCTCTCCGGCCTGGTTATGGGTCGTGGCAGCCAATATGTACACGATCTCTATAGCCGATTCCTAGCCCCGCCGGTGTCATGACCCTTGGCCTAGGGCTTCCCAACGCCCAATTTCGCAAGTACTTTCAGCGGGAACTGAAAGCCGTTCGTGACCTGGGCCCCGATAATCTCCTTATCATCGCCTATCACGACGATGATAAGGAGTATGACCGAATTACTCAGGAAGCAGAACTGTGCCGTGACCTGGGCATCACTGCGCCCCTGGTGCGAGTCTACCGACCGACGGTGCGGGGGCTGAACCCCGTGGTTTGCGCCGCTGAGGACGCGAGGCTTTTCCAGTTGTACTTGGGCGCTGGCCTAACTCCTGGGTGGATTCCCTGGAATGAAATGAATATCGAGGGTTGGGGCGAGGACTGGTCAGCACAGATTGAGTACGCGAAAGCCTATCTCTCGGCATTCACTGAAATCGTTGCTGCGGACAACTTGGAATTGGGTGTAGAGGTACACCTACCGGCACTCTCGCCCATCGGCGATTACGAGGACAGTTGGTATGCATATCGTGATGCCGGCTTAGGCGATAGATTCGATTTCGCGGATGTGCACTGCTACGAGCTGGATGATCTTCAAGACGCGGACACGCTTGGGGCCATCGTGGGACTGCCGGTAGTTTGCACCGAGGTTAATCAGATGCTTCCGAGCATCTACGCGCCGGCCCTGGCCCGGAATGGATGTGACGAGAGCTATTGGTTCATCCTCTCCAGCGACGACCCAGCTTTCTATCAATATTCGCTATTGCGCAACCCGGACCTGTATGAGGATTTCAAAGCCACGGCACAACAGAAGGAGGAACCCATGCCGGAATTCGTTTTGGGATTCAAAGTCCTGGCGGAAAGGCTGCGAGCCGACGGACATACGGTGCTGGCCTTCTCAGATGAGATCAGCATAGACCATGCGAGCCTGCAACGGGTCATGATAGATAGTGAACCCAACCTATTTGCCTGGCAGGACGGCCAGGAGTCCGTTGTCGTCTACCCTTACCCTTTAGCCTGAGCGCCCCGCGGGTAATCGACCTGCGGGGTCTGCTACCGGCCACCGGCGTCTATCCGACCCGCTCCTACCCAGCGATTAAGTGGTTAGCGATTCACCACACGGCGGGGGCCGAGCGGGACTTCACGGCTAAGGAGATCGCTGACTACCACGTGGGCACGAAGGGATGGCCCGCGGTGGGGTATCATTACCTGCTCCATTGGGACGGCAGCATTGACTGGCTCCATGACATCACCGCCATGTCCTACCATATTCACGAACATAACCATGACGCCGTGGGTATCTGCCTAGCCGGGGACTGGTCTCACCAGAGCCCGCCGCTAGTCATGCTCGAATCGTTGCGGTGGCTGATCGTCAAACTTAAAGCGCAAGTGCCGTGGGCCGAAGTCCGAGGCCACCGCGACCTGGCTCTCCCGGGATGGGAGACAGAATGTCCGGGCGGAATGTGGGATCTGTTTAGGGGAATCACCAGTGAAAACTGAGTGGTGGATGGATGATGGTATAATCCACTGGTAAGAGGTTATGAAATGAGCCCAGACGAAATCAAAGAACTTCGGGCTGCGCTTGGGGAGTCCCAAGAGGCATTCGCTAGACACCTCGGGGTCACACTCAACACGGTCTATCGGTGGGAGACTGGAACGCGGAAGCCGGGGCTTTATTATCAACAGAGGTTGAGGCTGTTCCGCGGGGCCGCCAAGCGCCTAGGGATCATTACATCATGAGCGTAGCCGATATCACGATCATGCTGCGCTTCAGTGATTTTATCAAACTGATTGAACTCTTGCGTAGTATTGCAAAAGGCGAGGTGCACGAGGGCCAGCAGGCGGAAGCGACTGCGCTTTTGACACGGATTAAGGGGTAACGTGGGTGTGAGAAACAAACACGTGGTCGCCGTGACGACACAGAGCGAGGTTGCTATAGGGGGCATCATTGCCGTGACCGCCGCGGGCTCCAGCTTCTTCCTCCGGGGATGCACCACACCACCTACACCTTAATTCCCCAATTCCCCCAATAACGATAGCACAAAAGGCTTGACAAGTAGGCCGATGTGTGCTATGGTTAAAACATGAAAACTCTTGACGCTCTCATGGAAGAACTTGACCGCCGCCGGGCGTTCCTGCAAGTCCGCCCCATGGCTTTCTATCGGTGGTTGGGCCTCACACCACGCCTCCTGGAGATGGTGCGCCGGGGCCAACGGCAGTTGGGCGCCGAGGCCTTGGGGCGTATTCTCCTGGCAGACCCGTTCATGGAGAGGTGGGTTATTGCGTACCTTCGTGAGCGGGGGGAGATAGCGAAAGCCGGAGATAGCGAATGAGAATTAGCAGGGACAAAAAGGAGGATGGAACGATGTCTAGGAATTGGCGAATACTCGGAGAGGCCGATACAGGCATGCCCTTGGTATACCGGGACGCGCTAGGTGGGGGCGTGGTACTCATGCGGGTTATGGGGGCTGAGGGGAATCAAACAGTGGTGCTCTCCTCTAGGCAGTTAGCTGAATTGCACCCTCTGACGACTGTGCCATGCCAGGATACCAACTGCGCCTGCTTCCAGGCGGGGGTGCTCTGGGCACGGGAGAACCCCGATGGCTAAATCAGGGGTGGCGTTTCACTGCCACCACGACAGGCTAGTCGAGTTTGTGACAAACTACGACGAGCGCGTGGCGTACATCAAGCAGGAGAAGCCCCCAGCAGAGCGGCCTCTTCGTCTCCGACTCTTCCAGATGGTCCCGCCTGAGCGCCTATCCGCTGGATTGGCGGAAGCGGTGAACGAGAGCACCCGGCTGCGGGAGGAGAGCGACCGGCTGCGGGCCGAGGGCAACCGGCTGTGGGAGGAGGGCCACCGGCTGTGGGCCGAGGCCAGCCGGCTGTGGACCGAGAGCACCCGGCTGTGGGCCGAGGGCACCCGGCTGTGGGAGGAGGGCCACCGGCTGTGGGCCGAGAGCACCCGGCTGTGGACCGAGAGCACCCGGCTGTGGGCCGAGAGCACCCGGCTGGGAGTTGAGAACATCGCACAGCATATGCCTGAGTTGCTGGCGCTGCACGCCGAACTCTGTCCAGAATGTCCCTGGAATGGACAGACGATCTTCGGGAGAGAGGAGAACCCCGATGGCTAAGTGGGAATTACATGAGCTTAAAAGGCAATTGGCGGTGCTGGAAGCTAGACTGGAGCCTCTCCTGGAAGATCGGCGCCGGCTCAATGCAGAAATTAGCGCACAGGAATTGCTCCTGATTAAGGCCAAGTGGGGCCTCTATGAGGGGATGATCGTCAAAAGACGCGGGCTGGAATACCAAGTGGTGGAGATATCCGATAAGTACGGAAAGCCATGGCTCGCTGGACATCCTCGGCGTAAGGATGGCAGCTTCGGCACGGTCGTCCGCAATCTCTACAATGAATGGGAGATGGTGGAGGATGGGCAGAAGTCGGCAGAGGATGCCAACCCCGATGCCTGACTTCTTATACCTGGCCCAGGTTGGAATCCTGCTGTTGGTGCAGTGGACCGCGCTAGGGTATGTGGTTTGGCGAGGATGGAGGCTACGATGAGCTCCGCGATTGAGATTGCCAGGGATCTGTGCCACGAGTATGGTTGGACGCTGGTGGCTGCGACTAAGCAGGATCGGCATCCTGAATTCGTGGCCATGCGCCGGCTGATTTGCAGCGAGCTTCGGACCAGAGGGTACAGCCTGCACGCCATTGCCAATGTCCTGCACCGCGATCATTCTACGGTGCTGCATCATCTGAGCAAAAGCAGCAACCTGCCTCTGCCAGCAGGGTGAACGAGCGGAGCCGAGCGGATAACCCGCCCCAAGAGTAGACGGAGGAAACTTTTATGATTGATCCCACGATTCGGGCGCAGCTACTGATGCTGCCGGCGGCGTTCAGGACCAACACCGTCATGGTCATCAACAACCTCACCTTAGCCAACATCGCTAGAGGTGATCGGGATTCCCGTCACGCCTGGCTGCTGGCAGAAGGAGTCGCGAAGGGCACTATCGACGGCAAGAACGAGCAGACCCGGCGAGCGCAGATAGACCAACTGCTGGCGGAGGATACCATTTATCTCGACGCGGTGGCGCGGATGCAAACCAGCGAGTTATTGATAAAGAGCTGTCAACTCTCACTGGATGCCCTTCGGTTCGAGTTTGGCGTGCTATCCACTATAGCAAACAATGATCTGCCGCCGCTGACCCTGCCAACCCAAACGATAGTGAGCGAGTAGCGATTATGAGCTGCAAAGCTTGCAGGAAGGCCCAGGAGCACCTAAGCGCTGCCTATTTTCGGTGGGGCAACGCTAACATCGAGCTACGTGGCTGCGACCGACACCTCCGGGAAGTCATCAATGCGCTGCGCAAAGCGCAAATGCCAAGGTCGGATACCGAGTCAGACGCAGATGAATGACGCACGTCAACTACCCCCGGCTAAAGCCGGAGGCTTGCAGTTAGGGGGTTGAATCCTCACCGCGTATGGCCGATTGACTGCGGCCCGACTGGCGATGATGCCAGCCGCGATCGTGTCAGGGATTCCAGAAAATCCGCACGACACACAGAGGAAACGAGATTGAGAAGGTCGGTTAGCCTTATCGATAGAGCCACAAGAGGGACACGTACGAGAGGTGTTCCGGGGATCGACGAAAAATACGGGTATCCCTGCAACCCTGGCCTTGTAACTGATAAAACTAGCCAACTGAGAGAAGGACCACGAATGCAAAGTTGCCCTCTGGCCGCTGCGAACTTTTACCCGTCTGGTTATACCCTTGAGTTGTTCAAGAGCAATCGCCCGTCCGGTGCCTTGAGCGTTGGCAACTATGCGCTTAGAAATGCAGTGGTTGATGTCAGTTCCGAATCGTCCTTCTTTCCGGCGTCTGGCTACAAGAAGCCTCCTAGCCGACTTCGTGCCCTTCGTTTGGAGCTTCGCCCTAAGCCTACGATGGCGTCGCCTAAGCCCGTTGGCCTGAGCACCAGAATAGAGAGTTCCATCAGAGTCGGCGGCAATGTTCTTGATACCGAGGTCAACGCCCAGCACGCCCTTAACGTCTTGCGGTATGGGTTCCTCAACATTGCAGGTAGCAAACAAGTAGAAACTGCCACCCAGATAGCCAAGGTCCGATTCGCCTTGCTGGGTTTTGAGGAGGGCGGCTTGATGCTCACCGCAAACGAACGGTATCAGCATTCGACCGGCAGTAGTCCAAATAGAAATCGTGCGCTTGTCAACGTGCCAGCGGAGAATCCTCTCGTCGTAGGCAATAGAGCCGGTCGGCTTGAAAGTGCGCTTGCGCTTCTTGTCCAACTTGTAGGCATCGGCGACCTTGGCAATGGCACGGACGGTCATTTGCGCCGACAAGCCAGAAGAAGCTCGGAGAGAATAGTAGAGTTGTTTCTGAAGCGTCCACTGGCCGAACGTCTGGTGCTCCCATACCCACTCGCTAATCTGATTGCAGACGGCGTTAGCCTTGGCAAGAGTGTCGCGCAGTGCTTGGGTCTGTTCGGGCGTGGGATTCAATTTAACCTTAGCGGTCAGTTTCATAGACACATTATACCGGAAAGTCAAGCCTTGAGTCAATACAACGAAAGGAGGACAGCCCTTGACGGGCTGGGGTCGTTTCCTCCCCGCTCTAAAGAGACGGGGCTTCCACGGCCCTACGTTTTGTGAGTGAGCAGAACGCGGCCGAATATGCCCGCCGGGAGGCGATCTACGCCACGGCGAAAGCCTCAGAGTGCTCC